CAGGGTAATCAACAATCGTATATTTGCCCCTGGCTTTGAACTCACTAAGCGGTGTTTTAATAACACCAGTGAAGCGCGCTTCAATGACATATTCATCATTGAAGATTGCGCCAACATGGTGCCACGGGCAATTTGTAACTGCCCGTATCACCTTGCTAAGTGGTTCGCCATCCGTTGCGAAAATTATCTGCATTATGATGCAATCCGAAAGGTAACATCGTCTTTATCAATAACCCACGCCGCACCAATTTCAGCAAGTGCCGCATTAATACGTGCAGTGGTCATTTTCCAATTACCTGAAGCCGGAAAACTACCGCTAACACTAATAACACCTTCAACTAATGTTGTTGCAAAATAAACTTCATCGACAACATTACTGTTATTACCGTCAACAACTTTCATTACAGGCATTGTTAATACTGGTGGATAACCTAACGTTGCCGAATCAAGTTGCGTTTGCAATACACCTTGCTCATCAACAATGTTAAAAGTCATGTTAGCCGAATCACCATTAATACCGAAGTAAACAGACTGGAAACCTGCCGTTGGGTTACCGTTAATTGTTACCGCTTCATTTGCTGTTGTAAAAATATCAGGTTCAACAATAACAACAGGTTCGTGATATTGTTTTTTCGTTTTAGATTGTTTGTTGTATGACCATTCTAGGTTTTCCGGTGCTCTTTCTGGAAAAACAGAAACGTCATTCGTTTTGTCCCATGCAATAATGTTCATATTATAAACCTTTTGGTATTGAAGTAAGGTATGCTACCGCTGATTTTAACAATTCACTACCCGCTGAAATGTTTACTGAACCTTGTACAGTTACCTTTAACCCGCCTCGGAATACAAGACCAATCTTACTGCCGGTTATGGTCTGTGTAGGTGTAGGCATTAGTGATGGTGGGTCAATATTATAACCTTCATCACGTGAACCACCCAAACCGGTACTACTTGTTGCCGTAGGTGACCCGCCCCATTGGGGGAAGTGACCAACTAAAAAGCGTGACACAGCATCAATATTTTCAGACACAAATGTTGTCACCTCTGTACCAGCAGTTACCCGAACTGTTACTGTTCCGGCACCACTTAGAACTGGTGAAACAACATGGGTTAGCACACCATCACCTGAAACGTCCACAATGGTTTGTTCCGAGGTATCTGCAACTGTTGATAATACCGCAGTTTCCCACCCTTTTGATGAGTGGTCTAATTCCAAAGCTGTGAAAAAAGCCGCAACATTGTCTGCAACGACGGTGGTTAGTGCTGTTTTTAACTGCAAGGCCCCGCTATTTTTTGTGGAATAATGGGGCATTGTTAAACCGCCACTAGCACCGCCAACTGTAATTGTCATGTTATAATCTCCATTCATCAACGCCATTAGACGTTAGTTTAATTGTTGTGGTGCCTGCAAAATTAATCACTGTGTCAGTACCGTTTCTATCCCTTAACAAGTCGCTACCTGTTCGTGTTAGGGATGGTTTGAACGCGTTGTTGTAATCTTCTAATTCAACAACTAATTCGACACCATCCTCGACCGAGTTAGCTAACGGGGTGAAATATGCGCCACCATCTTTAAGTTGGTTAGTGCGACCACCCGCAATTACCGTACCGCCCCCAGTTTGTGGGATGGCCTTACCGCTCGAACTACTGACCAACGTCCAGCCAGATACGCCTGGTTCAATGGTTGTGATATCGGCATTGTTAGCATCAAGTGCCCACACCGAATCATTGTGGTTTACACTGGCAGGTGTATTCACACTACCAGTCAAACCAGACCACAAACCGAGGTTGTTGGCTGTTGCCATGGCTGAGTCTGCTGCGTTTGTGGCTGTTGCTGCATCGGTTTCAGCGCTATCGGCAAAGCCGTTTAACTCTGTAGCTACTGCATTGGTCTCATCCACAAAACCGGTCAAGCTTGCAACATGTGCGTCAGCCTTGACAACAAAGTCTGCAGGTTGTGACCGCTGGGGTGCGGGTGGAAGTGGTGTAATCTGTAAAGCCATTAGGTCAGCCCCTCAATTTCAAGTGATAGTTTTGATGTACTCGGATTACTTAATATAACATCAAAGTCTTTATAGTATCCGAAAATTATTGTCGATGGAAAGTTAACCGAACCAATCCACGCCAGGTTTGTTGTGCGCAATTCGCTCAAGGTTTGTTGTATTGAACCAACATAACCAGTATTCGCTGTAACAACATAGTTCGCACGTTTAGCGAAGCTGCGTTGTATGACAACAGGGTTACCGAATGTGTCGCGTTCTTTTCTGGAATAATCAACAATACCAATACCAGTACCGTGGTCGGTAATACCTAACTGACGTTGTGACCCGAAGGTGACTACACCACATTTGGCAACTTCACCTGTATTCGTTATTGTAACAGTTATTGTCGCGTTGGAATATGGTGGTAAATCCAGCGCACCAAGTGTGTCTTGGATTCTGATTGGTTCAAAATACCAGGCGAACCAATCAGCAACACCCGAATTGTCAATCAAGTCGAATGTTTTATCATATACAACACCATCGACAGGGTCATCCATTACGATTGTTATTTGTGTCGCGTCAACATTAAAAAATGCCATGCCATCAACTAATGCTGCAGCATCAAATACCACAACAATTTCGTCAGCCATTTCAGTTCGGTCGTTTATCTGGTCGCTGAACATTGCCCAACGATTAGTCGCTGATTTACGTGCCCAAAAGATTGGTGTAACTAAATCATCATCTTCAGGCTGATTACCTTGATTGCTCGCTTGCAATGAAATGTATATCGAGTGCACACCGTCTGTTGTAACCATTACCTCTGCATCTAAAGCGTAAGATGTGCCGAGAATAAACTCGGCAGCATCAGCTTCGGGAACATTGGAACTGGTTAGAACGGCATCCGTTATGGTTACCGGTCTAATTATATTCATTTAAGCAGTCCTCTCAGTTGGTTGGCCGTCATTGTCCCAATTACTAAGAACTTTTGCAGTCTTAGCACTTGCGATTGCTACAGCGGTTAATATTTCAGCGGTACGTTCATTTGTTTCACGTTGTTCAAGTTGTAACTTCTCAGCGGCAACCCTTGCTTCATTTTCAGCATCAGCATTGTTTCGCATTGCATCATCAACTTGAACCTGAACCGCAGCAGCCAAATCCGCAAGTCTGTCGTTAAACACGACTTGAGCGTCTGCGATAGATAATACACCAGATTCAATACCTAGAACAGCATTCAACTCTTCTTGGGCGGTATCGATTATTGATTGTAGTTGGTCAAACTCAGCTTGGAAACGAGATTCAGCAGCTTCTTCCGCTTCAAGTTGTAACCTGTCCAATTCTTCAATCTGACGTTCGCCAATTGTTTCAACAGTGGTAATCTGACGCTCTAACATTTCAACAGTGCGTTCAGCTGCCGATAATTGGTCATTAGTCATTGAACCTAAATCACCTAATATATTTGCAGTTCGTGCACGTTCACGTTGTTCGTCTAATGCTGAACCAAATGAACCGCTATCAATATTACTTACTGTACCAATTGATGCTTGTAAGTTTTTACCGGTAAGGTTACCCGATGCTAATGCCTTTTCAAGTTCAGAAAAAGCTGCACCGCGGTCAGCGTTAGTTACATTACCTAAAGCTCCACTAATTGAACCTGATAAACTTGAAAGCTCTGAAACAGTGTTACCCATTATAGAGATTTGGTCGTTTAGCGAGGCAACACGTGACGCGGTTTTGTTTTCAACTTCAGCGCGACGTGCGTCAAAATCTACTTGAATACCACTCAATTCAGCGTCAAGTTGTTCAGCAAGTTCGGTCTGTTGAGCTTTAACCGATGCAACCAAACCTTTAAACGCACTATTAGCAGCCTTTTCCATTTCCATGACAAGGTTGTTTATCTCACGAGTTAACGATTTAGCAGCAGCTTCTTCAGCGGCTAATGCGGCAGCAAGTTCAGCTGCAGCTTCAGCTTCGGCGTCACGTACTTCCTCAAGACGTTCTTCTTCAGCAATAATTGGTGCAAGTTCGATATTCTCAAGCTGGTCGAAGTACTCAGCCATAAACGGTGCCAGCTCCAATAAGGATGCAAACATTTGTTGGCCAGCTTCGGTTGTCAAATCTATACCTTCAACCATTGCGCGATAATCTTCACGTGATTCAAACATTGTTAAGCCAAGACCTTGAACAGCATCAGTGACTGAATTTGATAAACGTTCAAACTGTTCAGCTTCGGTAAAAAACTCTGAAAAGAATGTATTACTTAAATCTGCAAAACGTTCCACGCCACCAGTTAAATCAATTACTGTTTGGGCGATTTCAATTTGCATGATGTTAGATAAACCTGATAACGATATGCCCATAACTTCCAGTGCATCATTAAACAAGGTCTGTTCAAAAGCAACACGGGTTAACGTTTCGAATAAACCTTCACCGATTTGTTGAAATTCAGAAATACCTGGTACAAGGTGTTCAGTGATTAAATCAGCTTGTTGGCTAAATATCGCGCCGAGCTGTTCTTCAATCTCTTCACCGCTTAGACCTTCTAAACTTATTCTACCCAAATCGATTTGGAAATTATCAAGTGCTTCTTCAAGGCTTACGCTAACCGTCTCAAAAGACTCTTGGAACATTTCACGAATTTCACCTGGACCTTTACCTACAAAATCACGTGGGTCAAAGCTTTCAAATATCGGTGGCAATCGTTTGACTATTTCAACAGTCTCGAAACCTAGAACTTTTGCAGACTCCAACACTGTGTTACCAATGCTTGTGAATATCTGACCAATACCTTCTGAAAAGGCTGTATCTAACTCACCGAGGTCCGTTCGTGTCTTAGTCTTCTTAATTGCACCGAATAGTTTTTTCTTGGTTGTTTCAATGTCAAAGAAAGTATTACCCGCGGCAAAACCGTCTTCCATTATTTCACCTAAGGTTTGCCCGATGAACTGGATACCGGAATCAATAACTTTCTGTGAGGTTTTACCAAACAGACTGCTGACAAGTTTACCGCCTAATCCACCAATATCTAAACCAAAAGCTTCACCTGATAATAGTTTACCAATACCCGAATCACCTGCCGCACTACTTGACAAGTCACCGCCGAATTTACCAACACCACCAGCAACAGTTAAGTCACGGGCCAATAATGATATCCCCGCATTAACATCGCTTAGTGCGTTTCGAATACCACGCAATTCTGACAGTTGGTCGATTTGTAAATCTTCAAACCTGTCAGACGATGCTGTCAACGATTCCGATACCGCATCAGTATCACCGAGAACTGTACCGGTACCAGGAGTTGATGGTGCAACACTACCGCCGCCGCCAGCATTACCACTGAACACACCTAAACCGCCCATGATTGCACCCATTGCAGCGATACGTGCAAATGCGGTATACGGGTCACCTTGACCTTGAGTTGTGATTGCTGTTAGCGCATTGGCTGCAGCTTTTTCAAGTGCCATAGTCGTTTCAAGTGCAGTGAATGCCATTTCAACTTTATGTAAATTTTCACGACCTTTACTTTGTTCATCTTGCGTGGACATTGCGAAACCTAGAATTTCTTTGAAGCTACTAATTTGCCCTTTAGTTTTAGCATCATTCGCTTTCTGTTCACCTTCTGCCGATTCAGTTGTGACAACCTTTGTTATCTTGCCCGTTTTCTTAACTTCTTTTTGAAGCTTACGTTGAGCGCCGACAACTTTTTCAATCTCATCAAACCATTTGGTCATACCTGCTGACGGTAATTCTTCCATCATTAAGTTGCGAACATCTTGCCAAGCGTTTTCGATATTCTTATTCGAGGTAACAAGACTATCTTCAATCTCCTGACCTGCCGACGTTAGCGCATCAACTTCAGCTTGTAAAAGTGATGTGTCAAGCGGTTGCGGTTGAATGGTAACATCATCAAACAAGTCGAAAACATCAGCAGCATTTACCACTGAGGATGACCAATCAGCTAATAGTGCGTCTTGTTCGTTGACCCATTTAACCAAGTCTAATTGGATATTGGCAAACGTTAAGGCGAAACCATTGGCGAAACCATCAAGTCGTTGGTCCATTGTGTTAAACGATTCAACTAATGTGAATGCTGTTGCACCAATTGCTTTGCCAAAAATCTCAAACACTCGACCCGCATCAGCGAATACGCCAGCAACCCGAACACCAACACCGATTGTTTCAGTTAAACCTTCACGTAAAGTGTCACCACTGATTGAAGCGTCTAAGAATTTTTGGCCTAAATCATCAACGAACGGTGCGAACGTTGCGCCAATAATATCGGCAGTAGCTTTGGATTGAACACCTAGCTCAGTTAACGTGGTGTTCATTGCGTTTAGAGTGCTAATGTCTAACTCATCTAAAACAACACCTAATTCTTCAGCACGTTTACCCATACGTTCGAATTCACGACCGTTGTTAGCAAGTAATGGTTGCAGTAATGTCGAATCACTTGCGATACGTTCCATATGTGTGACCATTTCAGACTGTGATAAATTAGCCTTTTCTAAGGTTGATACATATAGTTGTAAAGCGTCTTTACCGTTTAAGTTTCTAAACTCAGCAGCAGTGACCCCAACTTTTGGTGCAATTTCCGTGAAGAACTGCGCGAGCTCGCCACCACCTTCAGCCAAGAAGTCACCAACCTTGTCTTGGGTATCCTTAAAAATATCCGCAAGTTTGTCTTGCTCAATTCCGTAAGTCTTAACCGCAAAGGCGGCTTTCTGGAATTCTGTGGCACTTAAACCAGATACCCGAGCGAGGTTAGTAATCTCCATTGCAGTTTCGCCGGCGGCAATGGTAACGGCCCCCATAGCTGCGGCGGCAACTGCACCGAAAGCAACAACAGCTTTACCTGCACTGTTAACACCTTCTCGGAGTTGTTTGGTTTTAGTTTCGGCTTTATCAGCGCTACCAGCAAAGTCGTCAAGGCGGTCGGCCCCTCTATCAATGTCGGTGGTATCCGCCTTAATTCCTAACGTGAAAATATCGGTCATTTGTTGTGGCCCTTTCTAAAGCGTTTCATTTGGTCTTTAATATTAGCACTTTTGACCGCTGGGGTATCTAACTCTTTATATGGGGCGGGGCAGTCCTGCACTTTAGACTTGTTTGTCCAGGATACAAAGGTGAATGACATTTCACGTAATATTTTTATTTCTTCGGGGTGTAAGTCGACATTCATTAAACTTAACCAAGCGGCAATGTCTAACCAATCTAGTGGTTGCATGCCCATTGGTCCGTTTTTAAATAGACCTAATTCAAATGAGTATTCAAGTAAGTATGGTGCAAGTGTAACAGGGGGAAGGTTTTTATGCGGGTGATTAGCTTGTAGTAGGTTAGTTCGGCGACCTTTCGTAACACCTTCAATTTCGGTGTTTAGCCAGGCCGACCGACTAATATATTTTAATAATTCTTCTTTAACGTCTAAAAAAAATTATCGTCTTGGGCCATGAATTGTTCGGCCTGTAAACGCATCCAACGATAATCGTCATCATTAAGATATTCGGCTAATTTTTTACCGTCATATTTAACAGCTTTTTCGTCTTCGGTAACACCTTCCCAACCAGTACAACAAGCAACAATAACTTTAACTGATTCTTCAATTGATTCATCAACTGTTAAATCGCGACGTTTAGCACGACGTAAAGTACTGGCGATTGCGTTGCGGTATTCTTCAGAATGCTTACCATGTAAGTTTAAGCTGATACCGTGACTTTTTCCAATAGCTGGGTCAGGGTGAATTGGTGTGAATTTGTTGGCAGCTTTAGCGGCTGAACCTATTTTTAATTTAGCAAACATATCGGTATTCCTTCTTATCAGTAAAGTCGGGGGCGAGCTGATAAGACCACGCCCCCTAGCCACATGGCCTATTTGTTTATTGACTATGCGTCAATGATTTGGTTGTTCAATTCAACTGTAACATTCGCACCGATTATCGTATCGATTGTGCTTGGGTTGCGAGTATAACTCATTACCATACAGGTGAAGTATTCAATACTACCATCTTGGTAAGTAATTTCAACTGAATGTTCAGTGTCAACTGCTACGCCGTCAGCACCAGCGATTAACAATACTTGACCTGCATCAGCAATGTCCATACCCAATGCTAATGCCATTGAACCGTCATTAACTGAACCTTTGAATTTTTTCACACGTCGACTATCTAATGGTGAATGTGTAACAAGTGCATAAGTTGCACCATGTTCACCAAGAGAAACGATTTCACCGACATTAACGAAAGTCAGTGCGGCAAAGCCTACACCGTCGTATGTTGCTGGTGAACTTGCAACGATACCGAACGTTGCGCCTGCTGTAGTTTGTACTGTCATGTTTGACTCCCGTCATATTAAAGATTATTTATTGTGTCCGTTATCATCAAGTGGAAGTTCTCAAGTGATACCCTGACCATACCCGAAGGTGCTTGGTCTGAATGTCCGTCAAATTCCAGCTTACCAATATACGGCAAATTGTTTGTTAAGTAAAAGATATTGCCAGCGGCACCCGTTGTGATTGACTCAATTTGCCTTAACTGTGGATTCGTATCATTACTAATTCGTGTACTGTCGAAACCATCAAGTGAAGCAAACCAATTACCTTGTGCACGTCCTTCATCAACGGGTGTCATGAATGTAACTGACCGACTTAACTTGAACAGCGACACATTGACAACATCATTATACCCTTTCTTGTATCTTTCTGTTGCCTTTTTTATATCAGAGGAAAAACTCATATTGCGCGGTAACGAATAGAGATTGGCACCCGATAAAAATTCTCGTCTTCTACTGCACCATTAGACCAAACTTTCTGAATAACAATGCGTGTACCGGCGTAATCTATTTTAGAACTACGAGGAAAACGAGCTTTGACCTTTTCAGTCTCAGTAAGATACGCAGACTTGCCCGAACCTTTTGGAACGTTAACGGTTACCTGGTAAATACCGGCCAATACATCAGACCCACCTTGTTCAACACCAACGGTGATTGTTTCAGCAGGTAATAAGAATTGCGTAAGATAAACTTCATCGTTTTGGTCAAGACCTTTATTCTCCCAAGAGATTGGTGGAACACCAACCATTTCGTTTAAATGTTTATCAAGGCCAGCTCTTAAATTTGTTTCGCTCATACCGACCCCTATTTACGCATTTGTGCAGTGGTTAAAATTATACCCGATTCGTCAGGGTCTAAGTTGTCAAGCATGTGCACTCGCCAACCATTATATTTATCGCCGATTTCTAATGAATCGCCTTGGAATAATAATCGCCTATCACACCAACACCGTTCAAGTTTAATGTTGAACCGCCAGAATTCGAACCACCTTCAGGGTCATATGTTGCACCGTCGTCAGCGCGAGTAAGTACAACAGTTTTACCAAACTTAGTTAGTAGGCGTAACGTTACTGCGCGCTGACTAGTATAATCACCCATTAGGTTCTCACTAGTTTATTGGTTGGGTTTAACACTGGATTCAGATAATTCCAAACGCGGTCAAGTCTCGCTTTCGAGATACTACCACCTTTAAAATAACTTGTGGCAATAACATCAACCTTTTCTGATTGGACATTATTGGTTGATTCGTTAGTTAACAATGTTTGAGTGTGGGCCGCAATAGAAGCTTCATTTTGCGCGTTCTTCAGTGTGGTTGGTATTTGGTCAGCTTCAAATAAGAAACCGTGAATAACAACACCACGACGTGGAAAACTTAATTCCTGGTCCGATGTTACTCGATAACCTTGCATATCGTCTTCATTATCTGTAATAAAGTCCATCGCAAGTATCTGTAGGATATCACGCTCGCCTTCGGTTGCAGGTAAAGTTAAACCTCTGGCTGACGCATAAGTGGTCAATTCGAGGTCTGTGTTGAATGAATTTGCACCGGTCACATTTGAACCGTCTTCGATAATTAAAGCCATTATAAATTCCTAAATTTTACGGCGTATCGTTGACTATATCGCCGACTGTCATATTAAACATTGTGAAATCAAGTGAACCTATATTATCACTAATGGTTGGGAATGTATCAGCATCACCCATGCGCCACCAATTATCGGGTGGAGTT